TTATCTATTTGTTCAATATCGCCTGTCATTACTATTTTAGTATTTTCTCCGACTCTTGTTAAGATCGTTTTTATTTCATGTTGAGTTAACTGTTGACATTCGTCAATAACAATATACGCATTCGAAATAGAACGACCTCTAATATAAGTTAATGCTTCTACCTCTATTGTACCATCATTTATATATAAGTCAAGCATTTTTTTATCGCCCATCAAATATTCTAAATTATCCTTGATAGGACTTAACCATGGTATCATTTTTTCCTCCATGGAGCCCGGAAGATAGCCTATATCGCGCCCAAGAGGTTGTATGGGCCTAGTTACTATCAAACGTCGATAAATCGATTCTTTGCCATCCTCAACAGTCTGATGAAGGCCTGCGGCTATAGCACATAATGTTTTTCCACTTCCTGCTTTTCCAACTAGCGTAATAACGGGGACATTTGGATCCAATAGTAAGTCTAAAGCAAATTTTTGCTCCTTATTTCTAGATCTAACTCCCCAAACGTCATTTTTGTCCGGAATTTTTTCAATTGAAGAACTGTGGTTAGTAAATCTAGCTAATGCTGTCTTTTTTTCATTTGAGCTAGAAACAAGCATAACCATTTGATTAGGATAAAGCTTTACCTCTTCTTTTTCTAGAAATATATCTTCACCTTCATAAAATTGATCAATAATTTCATCATCAACTAAATGTTTTGTAAAACCAGTATATAGTAGAGAACTATTTTGTACAACTTGACCAACTGTATAATCTTCTACTCGAATGTTTAAAGAATCAAATTTGATTCTCATGTTAATATCGCGCGATACAGCAATTATTTTTTTATTAGGATAATTTTGTTTTTCTGTAAGAACCGTGCCAATAATCATATTGTCCGGATCTATAGTTGATAGTTCTTTTGGTAATAACGAAACATCAGAATTACGGATGTATATTATCCCTTTGCCTTTCGCAATTCGAACACCATTTTTAAGGGAACCTTTTCCTCTCAAATTATCTAAAATTCGAATTACATTTCTAGCATTTAAACCAACACTATCCTGTCTTTTTTTGTGTTTGTCTATTTCTTCAATTACTTTTAAAGGCACCAATACATCATTTTTCCCAAATGCAAAAATGGCATTAGCGTCTGTCAAATAGACATTTGTATCCAAAACATATGTTTTTTTTCTTACAGCCACATTAAATAACTTATTCTTCTGGTGGTTTAGCGATTATGATTTCTGGTTCTGAAATAACAACAACATAAATTGCTGCTGTTCTTTCTTGTTCTATGTCGCTTGCTAATTCTAACATTTCATCGGTCATATGTTCAATTTCTGGATTAATGGCTTCGCCACTTATAATTGATGTTCCAGCAACACAACCAACCAATATTAGAAGAGCAAAACAAAAACTAAGTATTTTACTCATATTCTAGAGTTCTCCTTTAAAAATAATATATTAAGCATATATAGCAAAAAATTAAGATTTATTCTCTAGTTATAAATAGGAGGAGGAACAATATAGTGAAAAAAATAATTTTAAGTGTATTTATTTTCTTTTTATTTGCTACAATTACCATGGTTGCCGTTTCTTGTGCTATGAATTCATCTTATTTTATTGGAGGCGGCCTTAATGACGGTAACAAAGATTTTAGAGAATCCTTTTTAAAAGTAGAAAATAAATTCTCTGCTAGAGAGTGCAAAGAAAATGAAAAAAAACAACAAACTGAATGTAGAATAGAAAGAGTTATATCATCTGCTTCTGCTTTTGTTGTTAGCTCTGGCAAAACTGGATCATATGCCATAACTGCAGCTCACTTCTGTGAAGACGATATGGATCTTCTGTTACAATCTGTTATTAGAGGCGTCCCAATCCAAAAAATTAAATTTTATGCTTATGATATCGATATGAAAAAGTATGATGTTAATGTAATACATTATGACAGAAAACTTGACTTATGTTTAATTTATGTCAAAAAACTTAAAAGAAAATCAGCATTAATTTCACATTATGCCCCTGAACCAGGGGATAAAGCGTATAATTTGGCGGCACCCTTGGGGATGTTTTACTCAAACATGATTCCTAAGCTAGATGGTTATTTTGCAGGATATTTTCACAGAAACCCATCTGATAAAAAACAATCGTTTTCTATATATTCAATTCCAGCAATCGGAGGTAGCTCTGGCTCTCCCATATATGATAAAGATGGGTATATTATTGGAATGATACATTCAGTAAACACAAGATTTCCGTTTATTACGTATTCTCCAACTCATGCCCAATTAAAACAGTATATATATGAAAACGTACCATATTAAATATTAATTGTCTTTTTCCGGTTTAATATAGCCATCTTTGTACCAGCCGCCGCCTTTTAGCGAAAATGTTCCTTTTGATATGAGTTTTTCACATTTCCCGCTGCAGCGGCGCTCAACAGAGCCACTAATTACTATATTGTTGCATAATGGCACACTTTCATTGAATTTTTGCATTAGTTCGAACCTAAAACCGCAAACTCGGCACTTATATTCATAAATCGGCATAATTTACGTAATTATCTCGTCGACGAGACCGTATTCAAGACATGTCTCAGCATCGAACCATAGGTCATGTTTTAGTATCTCATTAAGCTTTTTCTTGGGTATTTTCGTATGTTCGTTGTAAATGTCCTTAATAATTCGCATAAAAAGATCACAATTCTCCATATCATCCTTCATTTCATCGTATTTCCCCCACATTGACGAAGATATTTGATGAATTAACATAAAAGAGTTACTTCTTATCTGTCTATGAGTGCCCACAACACTGAAAAGAGTCGCTGCAGAAGCTGCGCAACCCTCAACCACTGTAATAACAGGTACATCGCATGATTTTACGTAATCTACAGCCGACAACCCTGCAAAAACACTGCCTCCGAAGCTGTTTATATGCAAATATATGTTTGCCGGGTCATCTAAGCCAAGCAATTGCGCCTGATTGAGCAAATTATCATTCAAATTCTTCAAACTTTTGTTTAAAGTGAGGATTTTTTGTCTAGAAACTTCTGAATAGTAGTAAATTCTATTATTTATTGTTTCAACAACGTTACTTTTGTCACTATTCGCAGATATTGGAGAACTGTCTTTGTCTTTTTTATCTTTTCCGGCCCAAAATATGTCTTTCATTGGCGGGCGCCCTTATTTTTTCCCTTTTTTTTGCCTTTTTTCTCATTTTTTTCTTCGAAAAGTGGATTTTTTCTCAATTTTACAACAAATTTTAGTCCGCAGTCGCCGGCACGTTTAACTTTTACTTGAATTTTATCATTTTCAGACAAAAGTTTGATTCTTTTCTTATCAGCATCACAAAAATTATTAAATTGTGCTATATTTTTCCATGGTTTGCCTTTATTTTCCTCAATTTCTTCATTCTGTTTACGTTTTCTAGCCATTTTTACCTCTTTAAAGTGTTGATTAGCCCAGCCCTCTAAATCAACGATTCCACCCATAGGGCCATTCGCTTGGTGGAGGCGGTGGGAATCGAACCCACGTCCAAGAATCATCAAATATTCTGTCATTCACAAGATTAGCTGGTTTTTGAACCAGCAAACTGCTCAGTAACTCAACTAAACGTGCGCACCACTTATTTTTTGAAAGAAATAAGAAACTTTTTGCTAGTTTTGGGGAATAAGGCCACTAGCAGCCTCAGATTACGCAGCTAAGGCGTAATCAACTTCAACATTATCGTTGGCAGTTAAAAATTGAATGTTTATGCTGTGACATTCACACAGTCTTGCCAGATATATCATCATAATCTCTGTCGAAACCAGGACACCCCCAAATTTTAAAAGAACTGATATAAGTATACACTATTTCCTAATTATTGTCAAGATCTATAAAATAACTTTCTGTGTTATATTTTTTAATTAATTTTTTGAAATGATCTAGATTAATTCCCAAAGCTCTGGCCGCTTCTTTCTTAGATCTGGTAGCTGAAAGAGCATATTTTAATATAGCATCTCTAACTAAATAGGGAATTGCTGAGAATATAGGAATTCCATATAAATAACCTCCTATAGACTTGGCTGCTAATTCTAACTTAAGTCCAATTACTTCTTCTAAAGTTAAATTATTCAACATGACTTCAAATTCATCATGAGATTTATTTTCTTTCTTTAATTTATTACTCAGGGAATAATATCTATTCTTTCCTTGAATTTTTTTCTTTTTATTCCAGGACATTACAATTATTTACTTTACATGTAAAAGTGGTACTAACGATCATATTATAGCACACATTTCATGTTTTGTTAAGATTTATCACCAACTACTGGTTGAGATTTGTCACCAAGTGTTATCCGATACGCATCCGTTTTTCTTGCATCGGTGGGAGGGTGAAGATTTGGTACTCCAGCCACAGACAAAGATATCGGCGCGCGGAATTCTAAACCAACGTCATTATCTTCGGCCGGCCTGTTA